GGGGTAAAAAGTCCCCACGATATGGAATTTGCGCCTCGGCGCTGACCTCGCACGTGCTGTGCAACCCGCCCCGGCTTTCGCTGGGACATCGAGAACCCTGCCTCCCCGGCGGGGTTTTCTTTTTTCGGCGTTCGGCGCCGGTCAACTTTTTGGGGCGTGACATGACGAACGAACAGCAAGCGCTGTTGGAAATGCCAATCTGGATGGTGATCGTACTTTCCTTGGTCGGCGGTGTATCGGGTGAGATGTGGCGGGCCGACAAGGACGGCATGCGTGGTTGGTCGTTGGTGCGGCGGCTGGCGTTACGGTCTGGTGCCTGTGTTGTCTGCGGGCTGTCCACCATGATGCTGCTGTACGCCGCCGGGGTGTCGATTTGGACTGCGGGTGGTATCGGCTGTCTGACCGCAATGGCCGGTGCTGATGTCGCCATCGGTCTGTATGAGCGGTGGTTGGCGAAGCGCCTGGGCGTCAGTGAGGTGCCACCGGTTAATGGCGAGCCAGGGCAGTGACAGCCCCAGCCAAGACTCCCAGCCTTTACGGCTACCGCTGGCAGCGGGCGCGCGAAGGCTTCCTGCGCAGTCATCCGCTGTGTGCCCGGTGTGAGCGCCAGGGGCTCGTCCAACCTGCCCGAATCGTTGACCACATCGTCGCGCACCGGGGAGATCAGGATCTGTTCTGGGATCGGAAGAACTGGCAGTCGCTCTGTGGGCCCTGCCATGACTCGCACAAGCAGCGGTTGGAGAAGTCGGGCCGTGAGGTCGGCTGTGATCGCGGCGGAAAGCCCGTAGATCCGGGGCATCACTGGAACCGATAGCCGTTTTCAGCCGCGGGCGCACGGAAATGGTGCGATTTTTATCAAATGACAATCATTATCATTTGTGGGTGGGTAGGGGGGGTGAAAAAGCGTTTTTCGGACTCGTTCTAGACCGGTCGCCCCCTTTTGCTTGCATCGCCGGGGAAAATGGGAGGGGGGGGTATCAAGAAAAGGGCTCAATTTATTGAGTTTCAGGAGGTTCACATGGCTGGAAACAGCAACTCGGGGCGATCAGGAAAGCCCGCCGTCCTGCATTTACTGGACGGCAACAAGAGCAAGAAGCCCTTCAGCGAACTGATGGACGATCTCACGTCACCGGCAGTTCCCATTGAAGCGCCACCGATGCCCGACTGTCTCAGCGACGGTGCTGTCGCCGAGTGGGAACGCATCGTGCCGGACTTGCTGCTGCTTGGCCTGGTCGCGAAACTGGACATGATGGCCCTCGCCACCTACTGCGAAGCCGTCGCCGACTGGAAGACATTCCGCCGTCGCATCACTGACCTCAACGCCGAAATGGGCGGGGCGGACAAGGGCGACGTCCAGATCTTCAAGACGGGCGCCACTCAAATCTCCGTCTGGCGGCAGTTGGCGAACGATGCGGAGAAACGCGCAAACGCAGCCGGCTCGCTCTTCGGATTCTCGCCCATGGCGCGGCGCAATCTGAAGGTTACCCCGGTGCCTCAAGGTGAGCTGTTCCCCAATGAACAACGAGACACCGCCCAGAAGTATTTTGGATGAAGACGATCGTGCAACGGCCTTTGCCCGCGCGGTAAAGGCCAAGCAGATCGTTGCTGGACCTGATGTTCGTAACGCCTGTCGGCGACACCTTCGCGACCTTCGCGACCTTCGCGACGGCCACAAGCGTGGGTTGTACTGGGATCTCGATGCGGCAAGGCATGCCATCGGCTACTTCGAAGACGTGCTGAAACTCAACGGCGGCGAATATGAGGGGCTGAAATTCATCCTCGCGCCCTGGCAGGCCTTCGTCGTTGGCTCCTTGTTCGGTTGGAAGACTGAAGACGGGTACCGGCGGTTCCGGATTGCCTACATCGAAACGGGGAAGGGCAGCGGCAAGTCGCCTCTGGCGGCGGGTATCGGCTTGTATGGGCTGACCGCAGATGGTGAGGCCCGTGCCGAGATCTATGCCGCTGCGACGAAAAAGGACCAGGCCATGGTCCTGTTCCGCGACGCGGTGGCGATGACCGACCTGTCGCCGCACCTGAGTGGTCGCCTACACCAGTCGGGGACCGGGGAAAAAGTCTGGAACCTTTACTACCCGAACACGCGGTCGTTCTTCAAACCGATCAGCGCCGACGATGGCCAGTCCGGCCCGCGCCCGCACATGGCGCTGCTCGACGAGATCCACGAACACAAGACCGCTGCGGTCGTGAACATGATGCGCGCTGGTACCAAGCACCGGAAGCAAGCACTGATAGTCATGATCACCAACAGCGGTACCGACAAGACCAGCGTCTGCTGGGAGCACCACGAACTGGGCTCACGGATCTGCGCCGGCAAGGAAGACAACGACAGCTTCTTCGCATTTATCTGCAGCCTGGACAAGGGCGACGACCCCTTCAAGGACGAATCCTGCTGGGCCAAGGTCAACCCCAGCCTTGACTTCATCCTGGATGGCCAGACCGATGGCCTCCCAGGGCGGAAGTACTTGCGCGAGCAGGTGGCCGAGGCTCGGGGCATGCCCTCGAAAGAGGCTGTCGTGCGGCGGCTCAACTTCTGCGAATGGACCCAGGCCACCTCGCCGTGGATCTCGTGGGACGTTTGGAGCCAGGCCGCCGAACGGGTACGGATGTCTGTTCTGCGCAACCGACCATGTGTCGGCGGCCTCGACCTGTCCAGCACCACTGACCTTACGGCTTTCGTGCTGCTGTTCTACCCGACGTTTGAGGATCCGCACTGGCGGCTGCTGCCGTACTTCTGGATCCCCGACGACAAGCTGGACGAACGCGAGAAGCGCGACAAGGTGCCGTACCTGGCTTGGATCAAGGCCAAGGAACTGGAAACGACCCCGGGGCGGGCGATCAGCAAACTGCATGTATTGCGCCGTATGCAAACCATCTGCGGCTACTTCGACGTGCGCAAGATCGCTTACGACCGCTGGCGGATCGAGGATTTGCAGCAGCTCCAGGAGGAGCACGACATCTCGCTGCCGGAACTGGTGCCGTTTGGCCAGGGCTACAAGGACATGGGCCCGGCGGTGGACGAGTTCGAGCGTCGCCTGCTGGGGCCCCGGACGAAGCCGGTTATCGACCCGGATGTCGCAGACGCGACCATCGTTGGTGCGGCCCTGGACGTTGAGCCTGTCGAGTCGTTGCGGCACGACGAAAATCCGGTCATGACCTGGTGCGCCAGTAACGCTGTGATCACCACTGACCCGGCCAACAACCGCAAGGCCGACAAGGCCAAGGCCATCGGTCGCATCGACGGCATCGTCGCTTCGATTATGGCCACGGGCATCAGTGGCTCGATCGCACCCGGCAGCACCGGAACATCCATCTATGACGAAGGGGTAGGCATTTGAATCTTATCGAACTGGCTGCCTGGCTCGCCGGGCTGCTCGGCTTCGGCCTGCTGATCGGTGGCATCGCCCTGGTCCACGTCCCAGCGGCGCTGATTGTCGCCGGTCTGTTGCTGCTGGCCTGGGCCTACATCGCCGACAAGGCCGTTGCCGCCCAGCGCCGTCAAGCCAAACCGGGGGGTGGCTGATCATGTTCTTCAGCAGCCTTTTCGGCGCCCGCGACGGCCTGGTCAGCAACGACGGCACGGGACTCTGGAGCAGCTTGATCGGTTCCAGTCGATCGGCGGCCGGGGTCAAAGTCACCCCGGATAGCGCCCTGGCAATCACTGTCCTGCAAAACTGCGTCACGCTGCTGGCCGAGAGCGTGGCCCAGTTGCCACTTGAAATGTACCGCCGGCTGGGCGAAGGCAAGCGCGAGCCAGCGCTGAACCACCCGTTGTACGATGTGCTGCGATATCAGCCCAACGGCTGGCAAACGCCTTACGAATATCGCGAGTGCAGCCAGCTCGCAGCCGGGCTGCGCGGCAATGCTTTCAGCTATATAGACAGAAACGATGATGGCTCGGTGAAGGGGTTGTATCCGCTGCACAACGACAAGGTCACCGTTCTGAAGGGGCACGACCTGCTGCCCTACTACCGGATCGGCGGTCACGACCCTTTGCCGATGCGCCTGATCCACCACGTGCGCTGGCACACTAGAAACCACTACACCGGCATGTCGCCGGTAGAGCTGCATGCCGATGCGATCGGCCTGGCCCAGGCGGCGCGTCAGTACGCGAGCAAGTCCTTCTCCAACGGCACCGCGGTCAGCGGTGTGATCGAGCGGCCAAAGGAAGCGCCGGCGATCAAGAGCCAGGCCGGTATTGACACGATCCTCGACCAGTGGGGCCAGAAGTTCTCCGGCATCGATAACGCCAAGAAGGTGGCGATGCTCCAAGAGGGCATGACCTTCAAGCCTGTGTCGATGAACAACGTCGATTCCGAGTTGTTGGGGATTCTCAAGGTCACCGGTACCGACCTGGCACGGATCTACAAGATCCCACCGCACATGATCAACGACCTGGAGAAGGCCAGCTACAACAGCCTCGAGCAGTTGCTGATCCAGTACGTGATCTTCGCGTTGCTGCCGTGGGTCAAGCGGCATGAAGAAGCCATGATGCGCGACTTCCTGCTGCCTGCCGAACGCCGGGAGTACTTCATCGAGCACAACCTGTCCGGCCTGCTGCGGGGCGACCAGAAAAGTCGCTATGACTCCTACGCGGTCGGGCGGCAATGGGGCTGGCTGTCGATCAATGATATTCGCCGGCTGGAGAACATGCCGCCGGTGGCCAGCGGCGACAGCTACTTGCAGCCGCTCAACATGACCGACGTAGCCCATGGGCTGCCGAATATGAAAAACCCCGACGTCCGCGCCATGATCGAACAGCAGCGCGACGACATACTGAGGATGCTTGCCGCATGAAACAACATCTACGGGCTACCAGCCTACTGTTCAATCAGCCGCTGCTAGTCACCCCTGATATGCTCGACCTGGGGGTGCGCTGGGCCAACCAGGCAATGAGTTTGAACATCGTCAACCTGAGCATGGGCGGGCTGTCCAGCCTGCCGACCGACACGAAGCTCTTCTACGATGACGACGACTACGAGCAACGCGCGGTCGAGAAGGAAGCACAGCGCAGGGAGATCATCGGCCGAACCGGCGTTGAGGTGATCCCGGTCTACGGCATATTGGTCAGCCGCGGGAGCCACCTGTCTGTCTGCGAAACCATGACCAGCTACGAAGGGCTGCGCACGGCGCTCAACCAGGCTGTTGCCGATCCATTGGTCGAACACATCGTGCTCGATATCGACAGCCCAGGCGGAAACGCTGTCGGGGCGTTCGAGCTGGCGGCAGATATTCGTGCCGCAACCAAGATCAAGCCCATCACCGGTCTGGTCAATTTCATGGCGTACTCCGGTGGCTACCTTATCGCAGCGGCTTGTACGGAAGTGGTGGTGAGCCTCACGTCCGGCGTCGGTTCAGTCGGTGTGATCGCCAGTCATATGGATCGCTCACGGATGCTTGAGAGCGCCGGCGTCAAGGTAACCACAGTGTTTGCCGGGGCCCACAAAAACGACCTGACGCCGGACGAACCGATCAGCGATCAGTCGCTGCAGGTGCTCACCGATCGGGTTCAGGGGGCTTACCAGCTCTTCACCACCCACGTCGCCGAATACCGCAACCGCGATGTCGCCGACATCGTCGCCACCCAGGCGGCTTGCTACACAGGCCAGGCCGCCATTGACGTGGGGCTGGCAGATCGCATGGAAACGCCGCAGCTTGCCGTCGACAACCTCTCGCGAGCGGTGGCCCTCAGCCGAAGCCAGCGGCAAGGCGGCATCCAGGCGCGACAACATATCAGTGTGCGGGCAGCAGCCTTCGCGATTCAGTCCCAGATTTGACCCTGACCCACTCTGACCGCGTTCGCGGCAGTGATACCGACCGTCCTTGTGACGGTTTTTTTATGCCCAGGAGGCAGTATGTCCCTTGTAACTCAACTGCGTAGCGAACGCGCCCAGCTCAATACCTCGATTCAGGCGCTGGCCAAGATCGAGGCGGACGGTGGTTCGTTGTCCGTCGAACAACTGGCTCAGTTCACCCAGCTCGGCATCGAATTCAACTCCCTGAACGAAAAGCTGGCTCGTGCAGAATCGGCCGAGCGTGTGGCTGCGTCGACGGCGGTGGAGGTGGATGTCAGTGCGCAGGGCATCAACGGTCCGCCCAAAACACACATCAGTGGCCCGTATGCGGCGAAGCCAATCCCGGGCGCCAATATGGCCCAGATGGTGCGGGTTCTGGCGGCGACTCGTGGTGACCAGCATGCTGCAGCCAAGATGGCCCATGATGCTGGGATGAATCCGGACATCGCCATGGCCCTCAGTACCGTTACCCCGGCCGCTGGTGGTGTGCTGGTTCCACAGAGTTTTTCCAGCGAAGTAATTGAGTTGCTTCGGCCAAAATCGGTTGTACGTAAAATGGGGACGGTCTCGCTCCCCCTGAATAACGGCAGCATGGCTGTCCCGCGTATCAAGGGTGGGGCAATTGTGGGTTACATCGGTAGTGAAGAGGACATGCCCGCGACGGGTATGCAATTCGACGACCTCAAACTGTCGGCGAAGAAGCTCGCTGCTCTGGTGCCGATCAGTAATGATCTGTTGGCCTACTCGGGTGTGAACCCCAACGTTGATCGCCTGGTAGTCAATGACTTGACCAGCGCGATTGGTCTTGCTGAGGACTTGTCTTTTCTGCGTGGCGCCGGTACCGGCAACATGCCCAAGGGCCTGCGCTTCTGGGCCCCGGCCTTCAACGTGTTCGCAGCTCCCGCCTCGCTGACACTGGAGGCCGTAGAGTTTGCGCTGTCGGCGTTGATCCTTCGCCTGGAGAACGCCAATGCCAACATGATCTCCCCAGGCTTTGTCATGGCTCCTCGCACCAAACGCTGGTTGGCTGCGTTGCGTGTTGGTGATGATGGTAAGGGGGCCAAAGCCTATCCTGAGCTCGACCAGGGCCTGCTGAAGGGCTTCCCGGTTGCCACGACCACCCAGGTTCCTATCAATCTCGGGGTGGGTGGTGATGAATCGGAGATCCATTTCGCTGACTTTGCCGACTGTTTTATCGGCGAAGACGACTCCATGGTCATCGACTTCAGTAAGGAGGCAACCTACAAGGATGCCGAGGGCAATATGGTCAGCGCTTTCCAGCGCGATCAGACCCTGGTGCGCGTGATCGCCAAGCACGATTTCGGCCCGCGCCATGTCGAGTCGGTGGCGGTGATGACTGCCGTCAAGTGGGGCTCCAGCCTCTGACGCACCTGGCCCGGCTCCCCGGGCCAGCCAATTACCTGTTTAGAGGGGCGGCTCATGTTCGTAGCAATCGCGGTAATCGTAATTTTCCTCAAGTCTTGGCGCGGTTACGCCCCAGGTGAAATTGCAGGTTTCGATGAAGAAACCGCTGATGGTCTCTTCGCAGGTGGCTATGCCGAAGAGTACTCCGACGAAGAGTCATCGAAGGCTCCAGAAGTAGCTGATAGTAAGAAGAACAAGCCACCGGCGTCGAAGGGGGCGGGGAAATCCAAGGCTTCATCCAAAGCGCCACCCACACAACGCCCGGCTCCGCTCTCACCAACGTTGCCCTTGGAACCGGGGGAAGGTGGCGATGGTGAAGGGCCCGATGATGACGAAGGCGGTGCGGGTGCTGGGAATGCTGAGGGCGGTGAAGGTGCCGGAGCTGGCGAAGATGACACCACAGGTTACGGCGAAGGCAAGCCATAATCATGGCCTTGCTGATCGCTCACACTGGCCCCGAACCGCTGACCTATGAAGATGTAGTGATTCAGTGCCGGCTCGACCCCGACGATGACGACACCGCCGAGCGTGACCTGATCGAGCGAATCGTCATCCCTGCCGCTCGCGGCTTGGCCGAAGAGGCGAGTGGTGCGGCGATCCGCAAGGGTCGGTATCGCGACCACTGGCCGGTCATTCCGGCAAGCAGTTCCTTCGCCCTGACCCTGGGCCAGGCGTTTGAATTGGAAAGCGTGGTTCTGGGTGTCGCGCCCGGCTCGCCGGCGCTGGATCCCGCGGCCTGCTACTTGGTCAATGGTGGGCAGGAGTCTCGGCTCTATACATCGCAGGGCCGCCCCTGGCGTGATCTGGTGGGCTCCAGCCCTCAGGGCATGATGGTCACCTACCTGGCGGGTATCGACATCGAAGACCGCCCCTCGGTGCGTCAGTACCTCTTGCTGGCGGCAGCCTGGGCTTACCGTCATCGCGAGTTACTGGTGCTCGGGCAAACCCTCAACGAACTGCCAGAGCGCTACCTACTGACCCTGTTGGCAGGCATCACCGTTCCCCCGAGGATCTGACATGGCTTATCGCGAACCCGGCGCTGGGGAGCTGAATCGGCGCGTTTCGATACGTCGGCGCACGGATGTGCCGGCGGACAACATGGGGTTGACCTCGATCTTTTCCATGCCGAAACGGCGCTGGGCCCGGATCGAGCCGGTGGGTACCGGCGTTTACGCTGACAGCGTGCAGACGGACAACAAGATCACCCACCGCATCACCTTGCGTCTGTTACCGGGCGTCACCACGGCGGACGAAGTGGTACATGGCAGTACCCTCTACCGGGTGAGCCGTAGCGTGGACATGAACGGAGCCCATCGTTTCACTGTGCTCGAGGTCGAGGAGCTCGGCCAGGATCAAGGCGGGGGGAGTATCTATGGCTAACTCGGTAGGGGTTGATGGCTACTTTCACATCGAGGGTTTCGACAACTTCGAGCGGGATGCCTTCGACAAGAAGAAGATTCGCGCCGCGATGCGCCAGGTCGGCAAGTTAGTCCGGCAAAAGGCTCAGATGAACGTGGGGTTGGCTCGTGGCCAGGGTGGCTATCCAGCCAATCGCACCGGGCGATTGTTGGAGGCGATCAACTTCAAAGTTTCCCGTTCTGGCTTCCTGGTGAAAATCGCGCCCAGGAAAACCAATGGTATGAAGGATTTTTATCCTGCCTACCTATACTACGGTGTGCGCAAGGGGAGTCGGGTCAAGCCATTGGCGCCTGGGCAGGGACGCGGCAAAAGCAATCGTCGGGTGAGTGGCGCTCGCGCGGAGTTGACTGCTGCACGAAAGAGCAACGGCTGGCGCATCGAACCGCGGGCCAACTACATGACCCATGCCCTGCAGGATGCCAAGGGTGAGATCAAGTCGATACTGTCTGCAGCGTTTGAGGATGCCTTCGGAAGCTGATTTTTGGCGGTAGGGTGGTGTAGGCTTCCGGCCTTTATTGGTTCGGAGATCAAAGGGAATGATTGGTCGATTCGTTGTAGCTGTTCTGTTGTGCGCTCAAATCCTTCCGGCCTTGGCTGCAAAACCCAAGGCTGCGGATGATGATGTTGAGTACCTCCTGCCGCCTGATGGCGAGCCGGTGGACACCCAGGCCAAGGCACCGGCTGGTTTGCCCCTCACGCCCAAGGCTTTTCGAGCGGGTATCGCCAAGTACATCAAGGAAGTGCCCCAGTATTCGGCGGCCAAGCTGGATGCCGGAAATGTTCTCAAGGACGGTGCCATCGTCCATCAGGCGCTGAAACTTAACGGCTCCGAAGTGGATATCCTTCTTGATGTAAACGCAGCCGGGAAAATCTCGAACGCCAAGTTCAATGGGCCAAAGGGTGCGAAGGATGACGCCCAGTTGCGGCTGATGATGTGCTCGACCTACGCGATCATGCGCACGTTGCAGCCTGACCTTGAGTCTCCCGCGGCGGCCCAGGCCAACATGAAGCATTCTTGGGAGTCCGCTGCAAACCAGCCATTCGAGAAGTCTTTCTACTTCAACAAGATAAAGACTCAGTACGTGCCGTTCGAGATGAACGTCTACTGACTGACGTCCTTGTTAGACCCAAACCTCGCCTCGGCGGGGTTTTTTATTGCCTGG